GTATACACTTTATTTAACACTTCTTGTGTCGTATACTTTCTTAAGTTATCTGCCATAACTTTACCTATATATTATCCACCCCCACCGCCACTAAGGCATTACTAAACTATTTTACAGCAAAAGCAGATATAGGAGATGCAACAGAAATTATCCTTTTATTGCTTTCGTTGTCTGCTAATTTACCATAAAATTCTTTCATAAAATATTCTTTTTTATCTATTTCACCATTTCTTTCTGCCATCATAGCTTTACAATAATCTACAACTGCTAATGATAACATTTTATTTAAATTTATATGAGATGTAGAATCTGGACTTGTTACCTCTTTAGGTATTTGTTGTATTGTGATACGTTGAGCAGCTGATTCTGCTGTAAATGTACCAGTTGCAACTGTTAATGTTCCTGAATTAGCAGTTCCAGATAATGTATAATCTCCATCATTACTAGAAGATCCTCTTACTCTTATTTTATCTCCATCTGAAAAATCTCCAAATCCAGAATTACTATCTGTTATAGTATCACTACCCCCACCACCATCTACAAAAGCAATACCAATTCCACTAGCATATGCTAATGTTGTTTCTAATGCTTCTGCAATAAAAGGTTCACTTACCCTAGTATATTCTACTCGTAATCCATTTGCTATATCTTCATCTGGATATACAAGTTCATTATCATAAGATTGCAATACTCCACTTTGAGTAATCCTATCTGAATTTCTACTTCCTAATAACTTATATAGAAGAAGTTCTCTTCCTCTTAAATAATAAAAATAATCTTTATCTACATAACTACTCATGGAGATGTGTCCTCAACTATGTAATGTGGTTGGTTTGATAATCTTTTAATTTTTTTATATTTACTATCACTAGTATCTAACACGCTAACACTTTCTATTGCTATTAGATCTCTAGGTAGTATATACACATTATCATTTGAATCATGTGCATCTATTATATCTTGTTTATTTACATCTAATTTTTCTTTTGTATTACTTTGGATAAGATGTATTGCATCTTTTATGTATGCTATTGCAAGAGTTTCTTCTCTCATTCCTGTTCTTTCCATTAATTCTAATACTGTCACTATCTAGCTCCTTGCATTGCCATAGCTGTTGCTAATGTTTTAGGGTTGTTTTCTATATAAGACTTTATTTCAGCTAATGCTAAATTATAATGTTGTTGAGACAATTGACCAAAATGTGTTCTTTCGCCTATTTGTGCTTGTATTGTTTGTATTCTTGCCATCAACATTTCACTATCTTCTTCTGTTTCTATCCAATGTTCTGTACCAAATCCTTCCGTAGAAAATGTTAAAGTTGTATTTGTAGCTGCTGAAGTAGCTGCATTAGATAATTCAAAAGATGTACTATTATTTATTATTTGAACATATGTTCCCGCAGGAATATTATCATTAGAAACTTCTAATCCTACTACAATACTTGCATTTGCATCGTGAGCTACAGTTGTACTATTTAAAGTTAAATCACAAGTAGAATCTTTAAAAAATGTAGAGTATTGTTCATACTTACCTTGCAATTCATCTCTCATCATTAATTTTGCAAATTCTTTAAAACAAGCATAATTAATTACTACATTTCTTAAATCTGAATCATCATCTATTTTTGTATGATCTATAAAGTAATAATATCCATCTTCTGATCCCGATGGTTCAGGTAGTATCTTTATTACTGCATTATCATTCCACCAAACAGGATGTGTACTTGTAGCTTTTTTTAAACTACTAGAATCTGCTGCCCATTTAGATTCTGATATAGGAATTTGTTTACAAGAATATCCATTTCTTTGAACTTCTGTAATTGTATCTATATCTACTGCTACGCCAGATCCACCAGTGAATGTAGAAGATTGATTTTGGGCAAATAATAATAAATTTTTTGGAACATTTGCTACTATAAATTTTTGTGCAGATACTATAAAATTAGCATCCGCTGTAGTAACTCCAGTTATTCCTTGTATTTCACTTGCTATTGTTGTTGTTGCCATATTTTACTTTTATATACAGGGGAGCCGAAACTCCCCCATATATTGTTTACTTATGCTTCGTCTGACCAAACTCCAGCTACGTTATGAATTAACCATCCGTCAGCACTCAATCCAATCAAATGAACAAAGTCATGTTGTTTTTGAGTTGCTTTTGCAAGGATAATATCCTTATCGTCTGTTCCAGCTGCTCCAGCAATATCAACTAAAAACTTATCACTAGCATTAGGAGATATTGTTAAAAGAGATTCACCATCATTAGCTGTATTTACTATAATGAAAGATGCTCCAACAACTACCGCTGGTAATGTTAGAGTCTTTGCATCAGCAGCTATTTCAATATATTTGCCTACTTGCAAACTATGATTAGCTACAGCTAATGTCGTATCAGCGGAAAGCAATAAAGGTGTTTTCCCTGAAAGACTTTGGATTAATGCAGAGTTATCGTATGAGTTTAAACCATATAAAGGATTTTTTAACATTATTTACCCCCTATTTCCAGACAGCATGTGCTTCGGGCATCCGAAACTCCATACCGGCTTCAGTTTGAATTAAATCAACCCTACGGTCAACACCACTATTCTCAAGAGTTTGAACTCCAACGTATACTGCAGTATCACGATTCAATCCATTACCTACCAATGGTCGGTATGCACATTGAGCCATATTCATAGCAAGTATTTTAACTGGAGATCCATCAAGATGAACATTACGAACAAGATTCATAACACCATAAGGAGTGTAAACTTGTGTAACATCTAATCCATAGACACCCTTACGACCTGCAATTTGGAAATCAGCTCTTCCAGCTCCGTCACTTACACCAGCAACTTTCTGAACATTAGCTGAAAAATATCCACTTAGTTTATGCATCCAATTGTAAGTATCAGTTGAACACATAAATAATGTAGCATTTGCATTGTTATAACGAGGATCTAAGAATTGAGACATATCATCAAGAAAGTCATCCTGAGACTTTGTACCAGTTCCACCAATACCAGAACCATCAAAAATGTTACCATAATTAGTAACAAAACTGATTGCACCTTCTGTATATTGAACACCATCTACTTCTGCTTGAGAACCAAATAACAAAGCTGTTTCAATGTCATACTTATGCTCGATTAACTTTGTTCTCCAAATTCTTGCAAATTCGTTAGGTTCATACTTAAGAACAGTTGCTCTTGTAGTATTATCCATTGCCATTGCAGTTTTAAAGATCTGAGTTAATCCTACAGCACTTGAGTAAGGTTGATCTTTCCAAGATTCTGGGTATCCAGATCCTTGAGAATGAGCAGTTCCTACAACGTAAGATCTAATTGGTTCAAGTCCAGTTGCTATATTTTGATTGTATACTAATTCACCACCAGCGTCTCTATCTGCAGTCGCATCAGTAGCACCAGGCGTAAAATTATTAGTTAAGAAAGAAGCAAGTTCATTACCTGCACTATCAAACTTAACAATCTTACCAGAAAGTTTTACGCATTCTTTACTATCTTTAGTAAGACCATCAGTAACACTATCAACTTTCATTAAATGATAACCGTCTGCAACACCATCAGTTGTTGAAGCTATTGGAATCTTAACTACTTGACCAGGTAGGAAAAAAGTAGGTCTTGTTCCACTTGCACCAACATCAACTTTAGTAGCTGATTGACCATGAATACTAGTAATATTACCAGCAGATTTATAGTCTGAAGCCATGTAAAGTTCAACTGATTGACCAGCTGCTGATACAGCCGCTCCTGCGTTTGATTGATCTAATTCAGAATCTGCAAATTCATCAGATCCATTAGAAACGAATCCCATAACATATGCATATCTTTTGTGATACGAATGTCTCTGTTCAGTAAATTTGAACTGAGGATCATCCGTAGGTTTTTTTGCGACTTGTGATACAAATCGGAAGAAAGGGTCTTGCGCTATTGATAGTTCAGAAATCCTATCCCCAAAGTTATATCGCCGCCTGAGATCTCCTGTGCCGGGTACAGATGTTCCACTGTGTCCAGCGTCTGGAGACGCTCCATATGTTTCCATTCCGAAAACATCAGCCATAATTGCCTCACTTTTGGTTTACGGCTGACAGTATATTA